TTGACTCGAAGAGCAGATACATTCGAATGTGCAGGTGGTCGACGGGTTCGTCGGTTTGTAGGCACGGTTGTACTGCACATTCACCCAACCCGATGGCGAGACGTTTTTGATATGGAAATAGCGGAGGAGAGGCGGGATATTGGATTCGTAGATGGCAACTTCCACTCCGCGGAAAGGTTGTGTTATGAGGCGCCTGTTACCGCCTTGGTCTTTTTTATACCATAAATTCTTCATGCGATTGAACGCGGATTGATTATGGAATGTTACCTGGATGAATCGCTCTTTTTTTCCTGCGGAGAATCCGTAGAGTTTATGGTGGTCGACTAGACGCACCGATTCGACCTGGGATTCCAACCATTTGACGCCGGATTTCGCGTAGAGGTCACGCATGAATCCATTCGCGACAGATTGGTCCCAATTATCGCCGACATGTAAGAAGAAGAAAGGTTTGAAATCATGGACAATAATACTGCAGGTCTGTCCTTGTTCATTGACACCGAACATTTGGACCATGAACTGGCGCAAGCGGGACGCAGAGGTGGCGGACCCGTCGCTAGATGAGTCGTCGGATCCACTCGGTGTTCCCGATTTGACTGCATTGAGAGTATCGTCGAACGTTTTGAAATCAATGAGTCGAAAAGGTTTACCAATGTTCATTTTATTCAGTTTCGGGGGGTTTTGCATATAGGTGCGAGAGGAACTCAGTTAGTTAATAGTTTTTGAAATCGTATATTTATCTCGTTTTCAAAAACAGGTTTCAAGGATTCAATTTTCGCGAAATACTTGTTATTTCCCGAATAAAAAGTCGAGAACTCCGGGGGTTTTCTTCTCGAAATGTCTGCGGGTTCCTTTATGTTGGTTATGGAAACGATTCCAATGTCTTCCGCGTCTCCTTGTGTGGAATCTGTGTCTTCCACCCTGCTGGTCTTGCATCAATCCCGGGATTAGTGGTTCTTGTAGTTCTGGTCCTTCTTCTGCGTCTCCGCCTTTCAAGTACCACTGCGACATCGCATGAGATTGACGGTCTCCATTATAATATTTCACTTTTCCCCCTTCAATCCGGAAAAGCGTCGGGTACCCATTCGCCTCTACTTTGACGCCATGATCTTTTTCCAATTTCCGCAATTTGGTTCCAATCTGTTTCTCCTCGACTTCGGCAAATACGACGTGTTTTTTGCCTTTCTTCGAATAAATGTGTTTCTTCATTTTCGCCCATTCGGGTTTGAGCATCTGGCAATGCCCGCACCAATCCGCGTAGACTTTACCAACGATGATGTCTTTTTTATTCGATTTGGTTTTATTGTGGCGGGGGTGTTTTCGGCGTATTCGACCTCCAACTTCTACAGATTCTTGTTCGTGGAGTTGGGTTTGTTCGGACTCAAAGTTCGTTCCGTTCGACATAATAATAGCGAGAGGTTGTTATAAAATACGCACATATTTTCGACGACTATTATATATTTAATCTGTAAACGTTTATATAAATGGCAAGAAAATCGAATATATACCAAATACTATTCCTACTGTTTTTGCTGTTTGCGTTTGTATTGGGAGGGTACGTTTACACGACCATGGACCTAAAGAACATGATTGCTAAAACCGAAGGATTAGAGGTCAGACCAGATAGTAATTACCAGTCTCCCGCGCCGGCAACACCGGAAGGATGTCCCGATCTTCTCATTCAACGCGGACCTGCATTTTTCCTCTACAATACGAAACTGCCGATAATCCAAGGCGCGAACCCTATGATTTTCAATAGTTTAGAAGAATACAGCATTTTCTTTACTTCGAGGAAAAACGCGGGGAAAGACTGTCCGCCGTTGTTTTTGCAACAAGAAAACAACTCACAAGGAAGCGACATCTACAGGATAAGACCGAGTCCATTCAATCCTTTTGCGGGAGTTCCGGCATCGTCTCCTCTCGTCCAATCTTACGACGGGAAAATAGTAGATAATTTGGACGCCTCTCGTGATAATGGATACAACCAGAATATGTACCCTGGATTTGATCCAGATAATATGTTTATTGGGCGAATCACAGACTTGGATAAAGTGCATGAATCTACGGAGAACGTGCCGATGAGTGACAATCCAATGGACACGAATTGGGGGGGTGTTTTGTATACCCAGGGACAAGTGGATACGGGGAAATACGTGGAGAATGAAGTCGGACCTACAAATTACGCGACACCTAAAGGAGCACAGAATTTGCCTATTTATGGTCCTCCACAACCTTATCCATAATGTGTCATTGATAAGAAAATAAAATAGTTTATTTATTTGTTTTTATGCGTCTTGTAGAATTCTTTTTGTATTTTTTCATTCGGGGTATAGAACGATTTGATTTTTTGGACTTTCGTTTACCTGCTGTGAAAGAAGAGTTCGGTTCCGGCACTACTTTGAAATAGTATTCATCTTGGGTAAACTCAATCAATCCGCCATTTGTAAGTTGGACTTTGTATTTAATTGGTTCAAAGGAATTTCGTCCATTATCTTCCGAACCGATTAATCTCTTACCACCAGTTCTACTGTATAGAGATCCTTCCATAAAAAATGATTCATCTTCTACTACACGTATAGGGGATCCATTAAATCCATTTTTTACATATTTTTTGTCTACAATACTAACGTCACCTTCGATTGGAATTGGGGTTGGAAGTTTACCATTCGGTAAATGTGTATAATCATAAATAGCAGAATTAAATACTTGTATTTGTTTAGGCGCAGGGGGAGATTCTTGTTTTTTGGGTTTAAAATAGTTACGTAAATAATCCATTTTAATGTATAGTCGGGTTAAATTATACATTACACCCCTAAAAACCTCAAAATCGACTGAATCACCGCGCTGCTCAATTTGCGCCGTTTACCATCACCCTTAGATGACTCCAAATAAATCGCATCCAATTTTTCGGGAGAGGTCTTGATTTCCGTTATCAGTTGTGTAAAGGACCCACCGAAATGTTTGAGAACCTCCGTGGCAATATGACTGCTGATTCCTGGTATCTGACACAACAAAATTTCGCCTATATTTTCCGGCGTAATGTTCTCGCGTTTTGCCTTTTTCACGAAATGACTGTACGCAACAGTACTACCTGAAGTTTCTATCCTCTCAACATGGTCATTTTCTTCAACTGGATTGGGTTGAGAGGCAACAATATATGACGGCGCCTCTCGCCCTTTCTCGAATTCTTTCTGTATCTTGTTTGCCATTGCCCAAATGAGTTCCGCGGTTTCGTAAATCGTCGCGGTTCGGATAACGCTAAACCCTTTGAAATAGGACAGACTCGTCATGGCAGATAATAGGATGCGTTTGTCTGCCGGATTACGGAGTGTTGCGAAAGTGCCTTCCAGCAAATAGCAAATATTATGCGGATGGAGACCGCTTGAATGAATAAGGCGGTGAGATTGCTCTTCGTAACGCCTGTCTTTGATACTTGCGAGAAGGTCCGTGAACGACTTTCTCTCGTATAAGAGAATTTCTCGAAATCGGGTGTCGGTACCAATTGGATCTTCGATTTTTTTCCTTAAGAGGATATCTCCGAGAAGGAGTTGTTCGGTGGCAATGGAAATAGACGATTTGGATTCGTCGACAAGACCTCTCAACTTTTCAATTAATCCGTGCTCTCTGACATCGACAACAATTTGGAGCATAATACGATATGATAATAACAATATAATGGACGTATAATTGGTTCATTATATTGTTTATGAAATACTATTTAACGCATAGGAATACGGGAATCGTTTCCAATGGGGCGAACCGTGTTTTTGGTGAAGACCATGGTGGTTCCAATCTTTCCGCGGTTGCAGCAGCGACCATTGATGGGGTCAACGGCATGGATGAAAATACTTGACCAGGATTCACGACCAACCTGGTAAGGGAATCCGGCTTTCTTCTCGCCGCCTCCCTGGTTTTGAACAGTACTAACATTGCTTAACATTCGGTTTCTATTCGAATTAGACCAAGCACCTCCTTGTGGCATTCTGTTTATGGGTATATATAACCCTAAACATATTTTTATTTTTTACATTGGTTGGTATATAGAAAATTGAAACCGGTAAATACGCATAATTCAATCGCGTCAACTATCTAAAGATTTCTTTATAAAATCCTATTAGTAACCTTTCTCAAACGCACGCATATACAATGAGTCTTCCTGCAGAATATGTTGATGATGATATCCGCGTTGAACGTTCCGCATCCGGTGTCGAAACATATGTGTTCGACCCCTACAATCCTCTAAATCGTTCTATCACGAAAGAAGACGTGGAGGGAATTCTTAAATCCTACGGAATCCAGATTCCGATATTCAATCTGGAACTTTATAAACGCGCATTCATCCATAAATCGTATATTCGGCGCCCGGCATTAGAGAACGAACAGAATAGCGTCGTCATCGTGAACCAACCAGCAGATTGTTTGCCGCTTTCCACAAAATCGAACGAACGTCTAGAATTCGTCGGCGATGGTGTTCTAGAATGTTTCACTAAATTCTACCTTTACAAACGTTTCTCGAAGGCACAGGAGGGGTTCATGACGGAGAAAAAAATCGAACTGGTGAAGAATGAGAGCATCGGTCGCATTGCACAAGAAATGGGACTGAATCGGTGGTATGTCCTCTCGAAACATGCGGAATCGAAACAGACCCGTACCAATTTGAAAAAACTCGGATGTCTTTTCGAGGCGTTTGTTGGGGCGATTTTCCTAGATTTCAACCGAATACAAGTGCACGATGAGGCAGGGTGGTTTGATAATCACTTTCATACAGGTCCGGGGTTTCAGATGGCAGAGATTTTCATACAGGCAGTCTTCGAGCGCCATGTCGACTGGACCGCACTCGTGAACAATGACAACAATTATAAGAATATTTTGCAGGTAATTATTCAGAAGGAATACAAGGTGACGCCGCATTATCTGGAGTTGTCGCCTTACCAGGATATGACGGGATATCATATGGGTGTCTATTTGTGTTTAGGTCAGGCAATACATGAAGCGCAACAACGACCGGAAGAATGTGTTGTATGTAGTACCCGGTTCCGAAGTCATGAAGAGGTGCATGAATATATGTCGGTGAATCGGAAAATATTCTTGTTCTTGGCAGAGGGGAAGCACAAGATTAAGAAGAAGGCAGAGCAGATTGCCTGTGAATTAGCAATACAATTGTTGAAGACGTTTTGAAGACACGTCTTGTCCTTCGGTTGAAGACGTTCTAATTCTAGGCGTCTTGTCCTTCGGTTGAAGACACGT